GTTCAGGAAAACCTGGAAAATCAGATTGTTGCTCAGGCTGCGGCGGACATTGCGAATCAAAGGGCACAGACCCCAGCACTTCTGGGTGCCGATGCCAACTCGGTTAGCAATTATCTCAACACCGGCACGGCGGCGAATAACCTGCTCGTCAATGCAGCCAATCAACAGCAACAGGCCGATATGGCCAAGACTAATTACCTGTGGGATTTGGCTATGGCCTATGGTAGTGCGATGGGCGCGAACCAGGCGGCCTATAATAAACAAACCAATCCTTGGGTTGCAGGGCTTCAGGGTGGATATAACGGCCTGGGCTCGGATTTGAAAATGATTTCTAGTATCTTTGGACTAGGTGGTTAAGGAGATGACAGATGGTTGATTTAATTCCAAGTTTTTTAGACAATCAGATTCGGGAATATCTCTCTCAGGAAGAGGTTCAGAACCGGGTGGAAAATAGTATTCCCTATAAGTTGGCTCAACAGGGTAGGCAAGTTGCTCAGGCCATCAATCAGGGTCTTGCTAAGCAGGGTGCAAAAGAGGGGCTGATAAAGGACAGAAGTGAACTCCCCA